CAGTGTGGCCTGAGTATTGGAAGCAAGATGAATTAGAGAAAGTAAAAGCAACACTGCCTGTTGCTAAATGGAATGCACAATGGATGCAGAATCCAACAGCAGAAGAAGGAGCGATATTAAAACGTGAATGGTGGAGAACTTATACCGATGAAGATATTCCACAGCTACAACACGTTATACAATCTTACGATACAGCTTTCTTAAAAAAAGAAACTGCAGACTATTCAGCTATCACCACATGGGGTATTTGGTATCCTAGTGAGGATGAAGGGGCTAATCTTATACTTCTTGATGCCATCAAAGGTAGGTACGAGTTCCCTGAGTTACGGAGATTGGCCCTTGAACAATACGATTACTGGAAGCCAGAAACTGTTATCGTTGAGGCAAAAGCATCTGGTTTGCCTCTTACATACGAGTTAAGGAAGATGGATATACCGGTTGTCAACTTCAGTCCGTCAAAAGGAAACGACAAGCATGCACGTGTAAATGCTGTTGCACCTTTGTTTGAATCTGGTATGATATGGGCTCCTGAGCAAAAATTCGCTGAGGAAGTCATAGAGGAGTGCGCGGCGTTTCCATATGGCGATCATGATGACCTTGTGGATTCTACGACACAAGCGATTATGCGATTCAGACAGGGAGGTCTGATCGACCATCCTGAAGATTACGTAGATGAAAAGGCAGAAAAACCAACTAGAGTTTATTATTAATGAGTCCATTTTTAGTTTTTTTAAACGCAGCACGTAACCTTGCCAGCATGGGCATGAAGAGAGAACAAGTTTTAGATTTTGCACAAAGAGAGTTTGGTGAGCTGACCGATCTCATGAAAGCTCAAATAGACAATATTTATAAACCTACAAAATCTGTAAAACCAAAAGATCCTGACTTTGATGACACTGTAGTTAAGATGAAATTTGATGATGAAGGTAAACCTTTTAATCCTAAAGATCCACTAAAAAATCTTTCTAAAAAAGATAAGAAAGCAGACGGTGGCCGTATTGGTTTGTTTAAAGGTGCTGTAGCTTCGGGAGAAGATATATCTCCAGGTACAGATGTTGGAGGAAATGTTAGAGATGATAATCCTTTCTCAGGTGGAGATGGAGGAGGTGGTGGAGGAGATAACTTTGTAGATACTACGACAAAAAAGAAAATTATAGAGGGAGGAAAAACAGCTACAAAAAATGTTATAACAAGTAAAATATTTGATAAGTTTGGAAAAGTTATAGGTTTGAATCCTAAAGGAGCTGCTCTCTTAGGAATTATTAATGCAATAAGAGGATCAAAAAAAATAGATGATCCACTTATGGAAGACCAGGAAGGTATACCTGCTTTAGCAAATGGTGGCCGTATTGGTTTAAAAGAGGGTGTTACTAAAGATGGTTTATTTCCATTCCCAATGAAGAAAGATGGTTTTCTTATAAGTCCTGATTTTGATAACATGACCGAAGAACAGAAAATGTATATGGAAGGTATGAAGATTCAAGAAAAGATGAGACAAAAAAAACTTAGAGAATTTTTAGACAAACTTTTAGAATCACAGCCTGAGAGCGAGAGAGGATTAAAACCAGTTCCAATGCCAGATAGAGCTCTACCAGACAGTTTAAAACAAAAGGGAATAAAAAGTTTAGCAGGTGGTGGACGTGTTGGTTTTAAAAAAGGCCTCTTGGCTAAGTTAGGTATAGAAGGACTAAGTCCAGATGGCGGAATCTTTCAAAGTTTATTCGCAAATAGAAAACATCCTATCTTATCTACTTTTAATTCAATGGAACTTCTTGAAATAGCAAATTCTTTAGGACCAGTTATTGGATTCAATGAAGGTGGACGTGTTGGTTTAAAAAGCGGCACGGGTATATTTAAAGGTTTAAAAAAATTTTTAATGCCAGGGGCTGATGATAAATTAGAAAGACAGTTACTGGGGACAGAGTTAGGGTATGAGGGATTAAATAATTTAATGCAACTTTTACAAGGTTCAGGTTTGTTTGCAAGTGGAGGGCGTGTTGGATTAAAAGATGGACCTCAAGATCCCAAGAGAAGAAGTATTTTAAAAATGATAGGTGGTGGACTAATGTCTTTACCAATTTTAAGTAAATTAAAATTTTTAGCACCATTAGCTCCTACTATTAAAAAAGCAGCTGAGAAAGGAATAGACATAGCACCAAGTTATTTTTTTGATCTTGTAAATAAAATTAAAATGTTTGGTAAACAAGGTAAAGGCGCAGAGGACAGAGTTACCGAATATAATTATAAAAACTATTCTTTAGAAGAAAATGTTTCAGATGGAACACAAAGAATTACAATTAAAAAAGGTGATCCAGAGGTAAGTTATAAAGAGGAGGTTATGGAATATACACCTCCTAAGATGGAAGAGGATGTTGGGCAACTTCCATCTCAATACGATGAAGTTACTATTTTTCCTGATAAAGATGGTAAGATGAAAGATATTGAAGATGGAATTGACGACATATCAGAAATTTTAGAAGAAGTTAGAAAAGACGCTCCACCAATTAAAAAAGCAGCTGGTGGTCTTGCTTACATGTTAGGTGAATAATGAAAGTATCTGAATACAGGCAGATGATGGCGTACCTTACGCGTCCAGGATTTAAAGACGGAACACCAAAAGATTTTAATAGAAACCCAACTGGTAAAAATCAACACACACTAAGAACTGATGCAGAGATACAAAAAATAATAGATGATCCAAAATATAAAGACTACACAAGAAAAGATTTTAGAAACGAAAAAATATTAACTAGAAAAGAAACAGAAAGAAAAGGATTAAAGTTTAAAAATTTTGGTAAAAAAGTAAAAGTAGATAAGAGAGCAACACAAAACATAAAACAATCAGAGTTTATAAAAGGAGCTCAAGGCTCTGCAATTAGCATGGACAAGATAAATAACTTTGCACACTTTGCTCCTAAATTAAAAAGTTTTTTAGTTTCTACTGCAAACACTGGACCCTTACAGTCATCTGTTAACAGAGCTGCAGAGGGGTATGATGTAGAGATTAGAAAAATAGCTGAACGACAAGAAAAATTAATTACTGAAAAACCAAAAAATTATAAAAAACTATTAGAAATAGAAAATGCTAAAGCAGCAAAATTATCTAAAGAAGCAAATAAAATGTTGCCTAATGAATTAAAAGGTACTCTTGGATATTTTAAAGTAGGTGAAGATGGTAATTTTTTATTAAAAGGTGTAGATAAAGCTAAGACGTTTGCAGGTTTATCTGGAGATGAAAAAGTTTTTAAAACAGATATGACAACACCTGAAAGAAAAGAGTTTGGAAAAAAACAAAGTATTATTCAAGGACTAATAGACAAGATTCCAGGTTCAAAAAGATTATCTGCTCTACCTGTAAGAGATATAATAGACATAGCACCATTACCTGGACCACTTAAACTTTTAAAAAAATTTGCAGGTGGTGGTATTGCAAAAGAAGCTGGTGTTTCTTCAGGCCCTCCGCCAGAAAGAGGACCAAACTCAGAAGGCTTGGCTTCTCTTAGAAACTATGCTACAAGAACAATGGAGTAATATATGGCAGAAATAGACAAAGGACTCCCTAGTAACACACGTACTGAAGTAAATATTCCAAGTGAGGATGAGCTACAGGTTGATGTTAAAGAGGAGGTTGTAGAAAAAGGACCCGTAGAGGTCATACCAGAAGAAGATGGTGGAGTAACTTTAGACTTTGAACCAGGAGCTATAAATGTACCTGGAACAGAAGATCACTTCGATAACTTAGCAGACATTTTACCAGAAGATAATTTAGAACCTATTGGAAATGAAATGGTTCAAAATTTTATGGATTACAAATCTTCTAGAAAAGATTGGGAGAGATCTTACACACAAGGTTTAGATCTTTTAGGATTTAAATACGAAAACAGAACAGAACCATTTCAAGGAGCTAGTGGTGCAACACACCCAGTGTTAGCAGAAGCTGTAACACAGTTTCAGGCACAAGCTTACAAAGAATTATTACCAAGTGACGGACCAGTCAGAACACAAATAGTAGGTATTAAAAATCCACAAACAGAATTACAAGCGCAACGTGTTAAAGATTACATGAATTATTTAATCATGGATGAAATGAAAGAGTATGAAGCAGAGTTTGATTCTATGTTATTTCATTTACCATTAGCTGGTTCTACATTTAAAAAAGTTTATTACGATGTGCCTATGGGCAGAGTTGTATCAAAATTTGTTCCTGCAGATGAATTAGTTGTACCATACACGGCAACTAGTTTAGATGATGCAGAAGCTATAATACATGTCGTTAAAGTATCAGAGAATGAATTACGAAAACAACAAGTGTCTGGTTTTTACAGAGATGTAGAATTAGGACCACCAGATAATGTTGAGAAAAATGATTTAGAAAAAAAAGAGCGTGAGCTAGACGGAACTAAAAAAACTGGAAAACAAGAAAGCATGTACACTTTGTTAGAGTGTCATGTTAATTTAGACTTAGAAGGTTTCGAAGATGTTGGATCCGATGGAGAACCAACAGGAATAAAATTACCTTACATCGTCACTGTTGACGAAGGTAGCCGAACAGTTCTTTCTATCAGAAGGAACTATGCGCCCGATGATCTGAAGAAGAATAAGATCCAATATTTTGTCCACTTCAAATTTCTGCCAGGACTTGGATTTTATGGCTTCGGACTCATTCACATGATTGGCGGATTGAGCCGTACAGCAACTACGGCTCTCCGTCAGTTGCTAGATGCAGGTACACTTGCTAACCTACCTGCAGGATTTAAACAAAGGGGTGTTAGAGTTAGAGATGAAGCATCACCAATACAACCAGGTGAGTTTAAAGATGTAGATGCACCTGGTGGTAGTCTACGTGATGCATTCTTTCCATTACCATACAAAGAGCCATCACCAACGTTATTACAATTATTAGGTGTTGTTGTATCTGCAGGTCAGAGATTTGCAGCTATAGCCGACATGCAAATAGGTGATACAAAACAAAATGCAGCTGTTGGTACAACAATTGCATTATTAGAGCGTGGTTCAAGAGTCATGAGCGCTATACACAAGAGATGTTATGCAGCTATGAAAGATGAGTTTAGAATTTTATCTAAAGTTGTATCTCAGTATCTGCCACCAGAGTATCCTTACGATGTAGTCGGTGGACAAAGAAATATTAAACAAGCAGATTTTGATCAAAGAGTGGATGTTATACCAGTTGCTGATCCAAACATATTCTCGATGAGTCAGAGAATTACACTTGCACAAACACAATTACAACTTGCAACATCTAATCCACAGATACATAACCTGTATCAGGTGTATAGAAATATGTATGAAGCAATAGGTGTAAAAAATGTTGACGCTGTATTACCACCACCAGCACCAAACGCTCCTATGGACCCGAGTATGGAGCACATTAATGCATTAGCTGGTAAACCTTTCCAAGCTTTTCCTGGTCAAGACCACAGAGCTCACATAACTGCACACTTAAATTTTATGTCAACTAACATGGTTAGAAATAATCCTGCGGTTATGGCTGCAGTGCAGAAAAATATCTTAGAACATATTAGTTTAATGGCACAAGAACAGATAGAATTAGAGTTTAGAGAGCAAATGTTACAGATGCAGCAAATGCAACAGATGGCTGCCATGAATCCACAGGTACAATCACAACTACAAATGCTAACACAACAGATAGAGGCTAGAAAAGCAGTGTTGATAGCAGAGATGACAGAAGAATTTATGAACGAGGAAAAGAAAATTACATCACAATTTGACTCTGACCCTCTTCTAAAACTAAAATCTAGAGAGGTTGACCTACGTGCAATGGAAAATGAGCGTAAAAAAGACAACGATCAGGCTCAACAAGACATTGCGAGAGCAAGATTAATGCAACAAGGCGACATTGCAGAGGATAAAATGGAGCAAAACGAAGATTTAGCTAAATTAAGAGCTGGAGTTAGCCTTGCAAAAACTGGAATTGACCAAGCTAAGGTCATGATAGAGGATTAATTATGCCATTAAACAAAAAAGGCAAAAAAATTATGAAATCTATGAAAAAACAGTACGGAAAAAAGAAGGGTGAAAAGATATTCTATGCATCTAAGAACAAAGGTGTTATAAAAGGAGTAAAAAAAGGAGCATAAATGCAAAAACTTGATAAAATTAAAGAAGTTAAGGTTGCAGATCAACAAGTTGAGATAGATCCTAGATCTAAAACAACTGCTGACAAAGCTTTTAACTATATTGCAACAGGAAAACCTGAAATGCCAGTTGGCGGTCAGAATGCAATGTTGCCAGAAAAGAAAAGAAACTCAAAAGCGTACTAATTTATGTGGTTCAGTGCACTT